TTGTAAATTTCATAATGCTCTCCTAGATGTCTACCCAAATCATGCCTGCGTACGTGGTCGCTGGCTCTGTTTCACTGATCGTGACCTGTTCGTCAAACGAGATGACCGTCTTGCTCAAGGTGTTCAAGTCTTCTGTGTGCTCTCGTAGGTACTTCTCCAAGTACACCTTGAGATCCCGCGCCCACTGGCTAAGGTCGCTCCGGAACTCTGGGGGAGGCGATACGTGCTTGGAAATAAGGTCTATTGTCAGGGTCGTACTCATACCTCAACCTCCGTAGGCGGGTAGATCGTCATGGACTCCACATAGACCTTGCTGCTGCTGGCATTGGCGATCCTGAACTGAATGCGTCGACTGGATACGTCGTCCAGGTAGAACTCGAACTCCTGGAAGTCGTCTGACAGGGTGACGGCGTCAAAGGCCGTCCAGGAGGATGTCTCGTCCTCGAAGTCGCTGATACGGTAGCTCAAGACCATTGTGCCCGAGCCCTTGGCGAAGATGCTTAGGCCGTCCCACCACTTTATCTGGCGAGGCTCGTTGAAGTCGAACACCTTTGTAATGTAATAGGCTGGAATGTCGGTATCGTCGTCTTGGGTAAGGTCCTCATCGTACTGGTAGATATTGCCCGAGTTGTCGCCCAGGGTGATGCGTGCATTCTCATTCTGGGTGTAGAGCAGATCGGAGTAAACGGTATTGGCCGCCAGGACCGTGGCATAGGTCGTGTCGTCGTCGATGTACTCCTGGTATGAAGGGCCCGTCTTGAACGATTGGCTGCCGACCTGCGCGACCGCTGTAATACCGCCAGTAGACCAGACGTGCGAATAATCACGGTGCATCCAGGACCCGGTCTTGAGGTCTACACCGTACGCCTTAGTCGCAAACAGGCCGCCGTCCGGAACGTAGAAGATCCAGAGCCGTGACGCATTGGCGCCCACCATCATCCAGCATCGATCGAGATGCTCTTTCGACAGGACCGAATACAGCTCGGGCTGGACCTTGTCACCGAACCTCTGGAGTGTGGTGCCGCCGTAATACCGATACAGGTTGTAATCTGTACCGAGGAAGTAATCGACGTTCCCAAGGCTGGTCACAAGGTTGGGAGCCAACAGGCCCAGGTCCTGGATCTCTGGACGGGCTGAGAATACGTCTGTGCCGCCTACGTGGACGATCGACCAGATAGAGTTGGTCTGGTAGATCGTGAGCTGATTGCCCGTCCTGGAGGCCCATACGTTCTCGTCGCCGGTGTCTACGAGGTCAACGTACCCGGCACCGGTCGCTGTCAGGTCGTAGGTGTCAGTGCTCTGTAGCTCGCCCGTCTGACCCCAGTAGACCGTATGCTTGTTCTCTTTGAACACGTCAGAGGTCGCATTCCAGGTCTTTGGGCTNATCAAAATNACNTGGTTGTAGAAGCTCGTTANCTGCTGGGCGTAGTGGTACGTCGGGGTGCTCGGGCTCACGTCCGTTTCGTGATAGTCGTCGGCGCCAGTCAAGGGGTAGAACTTGGTCTCATTACGACCTGCCCACCGGAGGATCGGGCTCAGGCCACCGTCACAAACGAGGAGGTGCTGGTATGCGTTGTCGCCGGTCCCATCCAGAGCGATGCCGTCTGTATGTGGAACGATCGCGTAACTGATCGGGTACGCGATATTGGATGCCTGTACAGAACTCGCCGCTGTGATCGAGGTCCACGTATCACTGATCGGATTGTAGTCATAAAGGCCCGTAGGCGTTACGGCAACAACATGGTCACTGCCGTCAAGTTCTCGATACTCGATCAGTTTGAGGATGTACGAACCTAGAGGCAGAGACGCAGAGCCGAACTTGGAGAACCCGTACGGCGTCTTGGCGACACCATGGGCGAATAGTATGTTCTTGGCATAGGCCGCTTGGCCATTGTCAATCTGGTCGGCCTCAAGGTACTGGTTCAGGCCGCCGTCGAATCGTCTGATTTTTATGGGTCGATAGGCCATTATTGTTTCACGAGTCCACCAGTGCCAATGGGAGTCCAGGCTATTGTGGTGACTGTCCCTGTGACCTTGACGTAGTCGTCTTCCTTGATTGGGAATGTCGATGTCAGGATCGGATCGCTGCCTGAGGATGGGTTGCAGCTCCTCATTGTGCCGATCGTTGTGCTGGCGTCCACTGCATCAGATCCGATAGTCACTGAGCTGATGTTCTCAGAGATCACGGTCAAGAACCCGTCAACTTCAGCCAGGTACACATTGGTCTTTGCGAGAGCGTTCGAATCTGTGTCGGTCGATGTTCTCTCTCCAAACCCTGGCCAAGACGTGATCGCCGCGCCCACAGAGTCTGCGTACGCCTGGTCAGTAACCGAGTTGGCCGCGTCTACAGTGTCAACGTACGCTTTGATGGACTGCTGTGATGCAACCTTCGTAGCCGAGTTGCTGGCCATATTGTCTTCATCGAGAAAGGCCGTGCCAGAGAGCCCTGTATTGAGTACCGGGCTGGTCAACGTCTTGTTGGTCATCGTGACCGTGCCGGTGGCTACGTGGGCCTTGACACTCTGCTGGCTCGGTGGCCTGGTCGCAGAGTCTGTAGCCATATCATCTTCGTCGATGATGTCGTAACAGACAGTGAACGTGTCCGGTGTGCCGACCGCAGTCAGGATCTTGAGCACACTGTTCGTGGTGTCGTACCACGTCCGCCCAAGGTCGTCTGAGTCCAAATCTGTAGACCCGTCCGGCCTGGTCGTCGGCTGAGACGCCTGGCACCAGGAAACGGCTGAACCCTGTTTGTGCTCGCCGCCTGCGCTCGACGCTGCAGGTGTAACGTGCTCTTTTTCCACCCTGATCCGCATGCCCTTGCGAAGGTCGCGGATCTCATAGACCGAATTACCGATCTTGCTCAGGTCAACGTCTGGATAGTCTTCGTCCCAACCTATTCCGGTGGGTGGAGGTCCGATGGTATTTGACACGGTCTTACTCCGTCATAATGTCGTGATATGCTTGATATTTACCGAGCCAATCCTCGAAGTAGCCACGCTCAATCGTTGCCCGTTGCAACATGCGAGTATCGCCCTTGGCGATCGTTCGGAGTGTACCGGCTACAGCGAAAAGGATCAGGCCCTTGTCAGCGTCCACGAGGTCGCTGGCCTCAGTGCTGTCCGTCGAAGCGAACGGAGTCGCCCACTTACAATAGTCCACGCGAATCGCATTGCCGTTGTAATCTGACTTGATCGGGCAGTTGAACTCGATTGTGTCACCTCGGCGAGTGTAGAAGTCTGGCAGGGCACTTGCGATGTCGGAGACAGACGGGTATCGCCTATCGAACTCGTGGCGGTCCATGAACCGAAGCCACTGCGAATCTTCACCGTCCATGACCCACACGTCACGCAGATGCGCAATCGGGATCGTGAACGTACTGGAGCTGATGTCGTACGAGTACGTATCAGTCGCAGCGTCCAAGGTCGTTATGTCCTTCACCTGGAGGTCTGTCAGCCTTGGAGAGCGACGCACAATCTCTAACTGTGCCTCGTTCAGCTCGTCCAGAATGATAGGGTCCAGGGATAGGGTCCCACTGGCCGTTGAACGACCAATGAGAGCCTTTACCCTTGTTATCATATCGGCGCAGGTCTTAGCCATCATGGGCCTCCTTACGCATCAGCACTGAGAGAAAACGCCGAAGGAATACCGACGTCGGCTGCAGCCACAATACCGAAGGCAATCGGGCCACTGTTGTCCACCATGTCCATACCGGACCCGGCGCCCACGTTCTCGTCGGTGGCGTAGTTCCCGCCCAGGCCTGCGATCGTGTCCACAGGACACACACCGCCCGTCCAGAACCACCCATACTGAGAAGCCGCGGTAAAGGCCGTGCCAGTTACGGCGCCCAGGGCGACAGCGATAGGGCCATTCAAAAGGGCTTCGCCGCCGTCTGGGGTGACCTCGTACGCGTTCTTGGTCGAGGTTTTCAGACCACAGATACCTTTGGCAGCCATGCCGTTTGCATTGCCCTCAGTGCCACCTGTGACCTTGAGGTATCGCAGAATCGCCATGCCGCCATTGGTTGCGTCATGCACTGTGATCGAAGTGCCCAGGGGATACAACTGTGTGGTCCCGTAGGTCGTGTAGTCCGTGATCGCCTTCATGTGGCTCATCAAAACGGGACCGAAATTGTCCTTGAGCAATACATAGGCGTCATCAAGTGTGCTTGCCATGTTTCAAATCCTTAATAATTCCCAAGGGGCCAGCCACGCGCCGGACCCCTCGGGAAGGAGAGCATTACCAACCAATCAGAACGTAACTGAACGACGCACCAGACGTGCCGCCAGACGGACGCGTAAACGTGACTGCGCCAGACGTGATCGTGGCATCCTGCCAAAGTGCGGTCGAGTCCTCAGTTGTTCCGAAACCTGCGAGAATCTTGGTCATCTTCGTGGGAACCTCGACGGTCAGGGACGTGGTCGTAAACGACAGCGTACCCGTCTCCATCTTGCCACCATTGAGAGAAAAGATTCTCTGTGTACCACCGCTGAAATCAAAAGCCATGGGTCACCTCCATTTCTTACGAGGCCGTAACGGTCCCATAGCAGATCGCGGCTGCAGGGTTCAGGTCTGTCGCTGCCTTGGCCGCAAACTTACACGCAGCGCCAGCAACATCAGCCAACTTGAGACCATTGCCCAAGGTGACTGCTTCGCCAGCCGCGAACGAATAGTTCCCGTCCAAGACCTTCGTGCCAGCACTGTTCTTGACCAGGCCAGTCGGGCAAACGCCACCGCACCAGAACCAACCGTACTTGTAGGTCTTGCCTGCTGTGGTGAAGCTCACGCCGTAGTCCAGGGCAGAGAGCGCAATTGCGATCGGGCCATCAACGACAATGTCGCCACCGTCGTTAGAGACCTCATACCAGTCACCATCAGAGTCACGGCCCACCGGGCTCTTGGCTGCCACGTCCACGTCCGTTGAGCCCTTGATGAGCTTGAGGTAGATGAACGTGGAATCGCCTTCGTTGTCCGGGTCACGCTTGGTGATCTTGGTTCCGACCGGGTAATCCTCCGTATCAGACCATTGGGTCAGATCGGGAGGGAAAGCCAACATGTTGTTGGGTTGGCCCGGCCACAGGTCATTCAGATGCAGTAGAGCATCGTCTACAGTCAAAACTGCCATAATTTATCTCCTTAAATAGAGATTGGGTTTTTGAGGGTTTAAGCCACGACATTGCTGAAGTAGACTTGACGGTTCGGGTGCCAGCACACCAGGTTGCCTGCGAACAGGAGTCGCTGCAGCCTGAAATCTGCGCCACCAGCAATGAGCTTCTGGTCGAAACTCTTGGTCAGTTGGAAGTACCGACCTGGAGCTGCGTACAGATCCCAGTCTGGCAGGTGCAGGATGTAGACACGACGTGCAAGATCACCGGCTGAACCAGTGGTCATGCTCATCGCAGTGTTGTTGGCAGTGACCAGGAACGGGTCGTGGACGATGCGGATGCCCTGAATGGTCATCTCTTCGATCCCATACTTGAACATGCCGTTGGGATCGTACTTGACCGGCATCTGATACGCCTGGGCCTCGGCCTGGAGGGCCAACCACAAGGTATCGCCAACCACAACCACCTGATTGTTTGGATTCGTCTCCAGGTTGCGCAGAGGCAATACCACCTGCTGCAGCCAGTTGATCGAGATCGAACGCTCAGTACCCTGTGTGCTCGTGGTGTAGACGTTGTTACTCGGCTGCCACCAGTCATTGGTACCTGCAGAGTTGTCACGACTGTTGTACCCGTAGGTACTGTCCACGATCAGAGCAGAGTTGAGGCCCTGGACCTGCTTTGCCGTATCGCTTGCCGCGCCATAAACGAGCTTGCGAAGGTGCAGGCGTCCTGCCTCTTGGGCCTTTTTGACCTTGTGCTTGGCCAGGTTGTGGAGCTGGCTGCGATCTTCGGTCTGGTAGGCGTTTTCCAGTTCCTCGTCCATGTCCAACTGGACCGGGATCTGGAATGCCTTGCGACCGAACTTCGCGGACTTGGTCGTGTCTTTGGTGCCGTGTGTCAGACGGTCATTGACACTGTAGTCCTGGGCCAGTTCTTCCGTGGTGTCCACGTCGAGTTGCTTGGTGTAGAACTCGCCGCCTTTGAACTTCGGGTCCTTGCGTTCAAGGATCATGTTGAGCACAGGAGTCTTCTTGATGTACTCAACCTCCAGAGACTTGTCGTTCATGTCTCTGGTCATGTTGTCTAGGTCTTGATGAAAATCGGACATTGCCAATCTCCTTAATTATGCGTTTGGGTTACTAACCGGCGCTCGCGTATTGCGACGCCACATCGTCAAGAGAGCCAGGTTTGACTGTCTTGGGTGAAATCAGTGGACGACCGCCACCACCGCCAAGGTCTGTATCCGCGTCGAGATCATGGCCACTGGCCTTTTTCTCCGATACAGTCTTGAAACAGCTTCTCAATCGCAGGAACGCATCGGCGGGACTGTCAGGCTCGCCCTGTTGCTCATTCATATCGCTCATGAGTTTCAGAGCTGCGTTGCGGGTTCCCTTGCCGTACTCAGACTCGAACTCAGTACAGACCCTGTTCAAGGTCTCGTTCTGACGTTTCTCGATCTCTGCACGACGGGCCGCTTCAGTCTGTTGCTTTTCACTCTTCTCCGTTTTGGATTTGAGTGAAGCCACTTCCTGGGCAATGTCAGTCAGCACTTTCTTAAGCGCTGTGTTGGCATTGGCCAGGTCCTCTGCGTTCGCGTCATCGGGTGACACATCGGGGATCAGGCTAGCGATTCCGGTTGCCGCGTCCTTCTTGGTAGTCAGTTCTCCGAGTTGGGAGCGTAACTCCTCCTGTTCGGTCCGCAACTTATCCAATTCCTGGTTCCGGGCGTTCAGCTCCTCACGCGCTTTACGTGCGTTGGCCTCGGCCTGGTCAGCTCGTTGGCGTTCCTTGTCAAATCCTTGATCCTGATCTTTGTTGTCATCTTCTGGTTTCATAACTTCCTTGCCTTTCGTTTGAGCACTTGTCTCTGTCCGGTTGTTAAGCTCCCTGGCTGATTGGCTCGTGGCCCTTTAGCTGCAGAGCTGTGACTATTGACCCGCGATCCTGTTTGGCTCGTGTCCCTTAAGGCCGGGGGCCGTTTAACGGCTGATGCCGTAAAGCAAAAAAAAAGAGCCCCACCGTCCTGCGATTGCTCGCAAGCTGATGGGGCTCTGGTTGTCCAGTATTCCCTGGGTCTATTCAGTTGTGTCTATCAAAGAGCTACTTGCCGGTGTACTGCACTTTATAATTGCGGTACTCACCGTCTTGAAGGTTGAACGTGATTGACCCGTTCATCCATTCGTTCTTGATCAGTTCCTGCTCCAAAACCTCCTTGGCTTTGGCGATCAGGTCTGCCGCTTTCTTTCGGGGCCCACTCATGCCGCTTGCCCTATAGACTGCCCGACCTGGGCCATTAATTGAATTACCTGCTGCATAAGCTGCTTCTCTGCTACTGCTGCGGACGCTGGATCTTGTTGGGCCATAGCTGGGATCTGGGCAGCCTGCGCACTGAGCTGCATGAACTGGTTGAACAGTTGCGTCTGTTTGTGTTTGGCCAGGATCTTCTCACGGTTCGCAATCTGCAGTACACGTAGCATGTCCTCCAACATGGGATTCAGAGCCGGTGCGTCCAGGAGCTTGTAAGCTGTGAGGTAGTTATCTTTCTGTACAGCCTCATCGAAGGGCAACGTAGAGCCCGGCTCGATCGTAATATCAAACTCGACCTGTTTCATACCCTCGTCCATGGTAGTGTTTTCGATTCTACCATTGGAGCCAAGGGCCCGTACTCGACGGTTCAGGTCGTAGTATTTCTGGATGTGCTCTGCGATCATCGATGCAGTCTGCTCAACCCACAGGTCGCTCTGGATGGACCTGAAGCTCACAAAATCATGAGCGTTGGTATCGAGTCGTGCAGCCTCTTGGGCCGTCTTGGCCTTGCCCTGGACGCCCTGGGCTGTCTCGTGCATGAACTGTTGGGTCTCAATGTCTCTCTTAAGGATGTCGATCAGAGCGAACACAGAGCCATCTAGGCGGCCTGGTTCAAGGTTGCGGATCTTGTCCAGCATTCCTTTGTTGACCACGACCAGTTCACCGGCCTTGCCCTTGATCTTCCGGACTTTACCTCTCTTGTCCTTGGCCAGGGCGCCGTCTTCCACAACCTTGATCGTATCGGCTGCGACCTTGGTGTGGTGGACCAGATGTGCGATCGTCGTATTGAGCATGTCCTGGGACGAACGGCTGAACTCGACGGCATTGGAGCCTTGCCACATGAAGGGCAGAATATGGTACGGCATGACAGAGAACGGCCAGCGACTGAACGGGTAGATCTGTCGCTGTACATCTGGGTTCAGGAGCGTCTTACCCACTCGCAGGATCTTGCGTCCGCGGGGGAATACGGGCTCGTCGTACTCTGCTGTGATCTCTTTCGGGTGCGTCTCTGGCGTGAAGGGCTGGCCATCAGCGCCGACGACCAGGCCACTTCCAGGTTGGATCTGGGCCAGGCCCTGTTCCTGGAGTCGCTGGACCTCGATAGGCTCCTCGATCTTGACGTGTTTGATGGCCGAGTCTTCGAAATACGTCTCACGTAGCCATACCACTTGGCCGCGATCGCCTTCACCGCCCTTGTCGTTGCCTTCGTATTGACTGTTGGGACGATAACTGATCAGCCCTGCAATCATGGACGTGAACCGCTTCATCAGGCTCCTGGCCGACTGGTTCTCGTAGGAGACTTCGTCCTCTGACCCGACGATGCCGTCAGAGTACGTGGCGTACTCTTCATCGCTCCCGGCCTGAGCCTCTGCTCGCAGCTCCTTCTCGAACTGAGGCCATTGGTGGATCGCCCATTCCAATGAAACCGGCCTGATCGTACCCATACACCGGGCGTCCTTGAGCGTTGTGCTCTGCGTGTCAGACCAGAAATAGGCTGGATGGATCAAGAGGTGCTTAATTCGTCCGTCGTACTGCTTCGTCTGAGCGTTCCAGCCGCCCTTGGGCCTAGGGTCCCATGAGACTTTCGACACGCCATAGCCGTACACAGAGGCATTCTGGAGCATGTTCAAAAAATCAAGCCTCATGTGCATCTGTTCCCACTCGTACTGGGTCAGGCCCTGCCACCGCTCGGCATACTCGGCATTGTCATCGTTGAACGCGCGGGCCAGGATCTTTGGGTTATTCTTGGAGAGCTTGGCGTTCTGCTGGATCATCAAGGGATAGATGTGATTGGTGACGATATAGTCCCAATCCGGGTCTTTCTTGATACCCTCAAGCTGCTGACCCCACACGTACATGACCGCAGTCTTCCAGAGGCCGTGCCACTGGCGCGTGACCTCCATGCCTGCACGCTCCATGTCGTCCAGGTAACCACACAAATCTTCGCCTTGTAGGATCTTGTTTGCCATTGTCAGAGCGTCTCACTTATCAGGACCGCGCCGCCTGGTAACACTTTGATCCTGGTGCAGATTGCAGGTATCGACGACGTTGTCACACTTCCAGACGCCTCGTTGTAAGCTAGGAAGTCATACTCCCCGGCCTCAAGACCGCTGGGCAGTGTCACTGGCGTGAACACATGCGTCGCGTTCAAGGTCAGGTCCACCAGTGAATTGGCGAGCGTAACACTCCCTGGAGCTGCGAACGCACCGGCATTACCGTCGTAGATCTGCTGGTTCTTTGGGTTGATAAGGCGGTAACACGGCGCCGCCACAGTCAGTTTGTTGTATACGTTGAAGTTTGCCATTATTCTGGTCCCTCAAGTGATTCGTTCGGATCAATGACCTTGCTTGTCTTGGTGTACCACTGGTCGTTGCCTGTGGTGCCTGTCACGTTGCCATCCTCATCCACGACATCGGTGATAGGTCGAAAGACTTGGAT